GCATCGTGGTATCGGGACATGCTCGATCGAACACCGCCACCTGCTGATCTCAAATGGGACCCGGTAAAGGTTGGCCCCACATGGCAGTGGCAGAACGGATGGTTTCTTCCCGAGGTCACTCTCGGGTGGGAGTTCATGGCGTGGTGCGGGTTTTGGCTGCGGGGCAAGAAGGGCCCGTGGAAGTTCACTCCCGAGCAGGCACGTTTTCTTCTGTGGTTTTTCGCTCTCGACCAGGACGGTCAGTTCACCTATCACTCGGCGGTGTTGCAGCGTTTGAAGGGCTGGGGTAAAGACCCCATACTTGCCACGCTCGCAGTTGGGCATATGTTCGGCCCGACACTGTTCGATCGGTGGGAGGGTGGCCAGCCTGTCGGGCGTGACAACCCGAATGCGTGGGTGCAGATCGTCGCGGTGTCGCAGATGCAGACCCAGAACACGATGAAGCTGTTTCCGTCGCTGATTAGCCCTGAGGCGCGAAAGCGTTATGGAATTCAGGTGGGCAAGCTGAACGTCTGGGGCATGGGTGACACCCGCCAGATTGAAGCTGTTACGGCTTCGGTTATGGCTATTGAGGGTGGCCGGCCAACTCTGATCGGGCGCAACGAAACCCAGAACTGGAATTCGTCTAATGGCGGTCACGATATGGCTGGTGCGATCGAGGGCAACGCGGCAAAGTCGGAGATTGATTCTCCAGCCCGAATGCTCGACATCTGCAACGCTTACCGGCCCGGTGAGGATTCGGTCGGGCAGCGGGAGCGTGAAGCGTATGAGTCCACACTGGGGGAAGATTCCGACTTTGGTTCTTATGGCGTCATGTATGACTCGCTTGAAGCTCCCCCTGATGCCCCGCTGACTTTGGATGCTGCCCCTGATGTTGTGAAAGCTGTTCGTGGTGACGCGATCTGGCTGGATGCCGAGGGACGCATCAAGAAGTCAATCGCGAACCCTGTCAACTCTCCGTCTGAGTCTCGGCGCAAATGGTACAACCAGATCACGGCGGCTGAAGATGCGTGGACTGACCCTGCCGAGTTCGACCCGCTCGCTGACACCTCAAAAGTGGTGGAGATTGGCGAAGAGGTCGCAATATTCCTTGACTGCTCGAAGTCGGACGATGCGACGGCGCTGGTGGGTGTGCGGATGTCCGATGGGCATGTGTTCACCCTCGGAATGTGGCAGCGTCCCCCTGGTAAGCGTGGGGATGGGTGGGTTACTCCGCGAGAGTCTGTTGACCAGACGGTTGACGACGCTTTCACCAAGTACACGGTGGTGGGTTTCTTCGGTGACCCGTCGCATGTGTTGGACGACGAGACAATGGACCGCTTCTGGGACCCTCTGTTTGATAAGTGGCACCTGAAATACCGGCACAAGCTGCGTGTCTGGGCTTCCGGAACCAAGGGAGGCCGGGGCCATTCGGTGATGTTCGATATGTCAGCCAGAGACAACGCTCGCGCGTTCGCATCGGCTGTTGGCTTCACGCTCGAAGAAATCAAGTCTGGCGACTTCACGCACGACGCCGACCCGCGGTTACGCCGGCATGTGTTGAACGCTCGCCGCTACCCGGTCCAAGGGTTTGTGTCGATCGCTAAAGATGGGCGCGAGTCCAAGAAAAAGATCGACCTTGCTATCTGCATGGTGGGTGCTCGCCTCGTGCGGCGCTCGATTCTGAACAACGGAAAGAAGAAAGGTGGCCGGGTATGGTGATGCGTCCAAATGATGTGCTTACGCTGGCTAACGAGGTTCTGATTCCGGGGTGGCAGGCTGAGAAACGCAACCTGGATCTGATCGACCAGTGGTATCGGTGGGACCCTGAAAAGGTCAAGATTCCCGACTATGCCGATATAGAACAGAAGTATTTGCGTGACCTGTCGGAAACCCCGTGGGGCGGCCTGATCGTGACTACGATCGCGCAGCAGTTGCAGGCCGAGTTGATCCGTTCCGCTGAGGTTGACGACGTGACGGCGCTGTGGCGTCCGTGGCAGCGCAACCGGATGCCTTCCCGCCAGCGGGCTTTGCACCGTTCAGCGCTGGCTTACGGGTACGCGTATACAACGTGTCTGCCCGGTGATACTGGCGCGGTCATTCGTGGTTTCTCTCCGCGAAACATGTATGCGGTATATCAAGACCCGGTTGTTGACGAGTACCCGATGTACTACCTGCGGGTGTCGGGCAACTCGTACGTGGTCGTGGATGAAGAAGCGACCTACACGCTGGTCATGCGGGACGGTCGATTGGAGTTCGTAACCTATGACCTGCACAACGTTGGCGTGGCGCCGGCTGTTCGATATTCCAACCAGATCGACCTTGAAGGCCGAACACCGGGCGAGATCGAACCGTTCGTGCCCGTGCTCAAGCGGATCAATAAGACTAGCTTTGACCGGATGCTCACGCAGCATTTCAACTCGTGGAAGATTCGCACAGCCACGGGCCTTGATATGCCTTCTGATCCGGCTGAGCGAGCTCGCGTGAAAATGCTGCTTCGACAGCAGGACATTCTCACGGGCGAGGAGGGCGTGGAGTTCGGCACCCTCGATGAAACCCCGCTCGATGGGTTCATCAAGGCGTGGGAGTCCGATGTGGAGGCGCTAGCGGCTGTATCGCAGACACCCGCACACGCTTTGACGGGCAAGATGATCAACCTCTCAGCGGAGGCTATTGCAGAGGCGCGGTCGATGCTCGCACTCAAGGCAGGAGAACGAAAGATCGGCTTTGGTGACTCGCACGTGCAGACGCTGCGGCTGGCCTCCCATATCGAGGGCCGCACCCGCGACGCGGAGGATTTCACCCTCACCATGGGCTGGAATGACCTCGATAACCGGTCGATGTCGATTGCTGCTGATGCTTTGGGCAAGCTCGCTACCTCGCTGGGGATCCCGCAAGAGAAGTTGTGGGACCGAATTCCCGGCGTTACGAAGGAAGAGGCTGATGCATGGCTTCGATTCAAGAAAGAGAACCCTTCTCCGGAGGCGCAGTTGGCGCTCGCGCTGAATACGCAGTCCAATGGCGCTAACGGCTGAGGGCAAACAACTCACTGAGGCCCACCGTCTCGCCCAGATTGCTATTGCGGCTCAGGGCGAGGCGGTGGCCCGGTCGCTGTGGTCAACGTTGGACGTGTCCGATCTGGACAGGTCTACCCCGATGTGGTTGGGCGCTAATGTGCAGGCTGCTCGCCGCTTTCATGGGCAATCTGAGGAGCTTGCTGCCTCGTATGTCTCGGAGTATCGAGGCGCTGAGTTGGGCTCGGCTGCTGGCTCGGTTGTGCGTCCCGGCTTTGATGCTGCCCTGCAAGCTCAGACGTTGCTTCTGGCGGGTCCGGTTCGAGTGAAGCTGCTCGTCGGCAAGGGTCAGAGCGCGTCTGGTGCGAAGTCTGGGGCGCTGTCGAAGTATTCGGGCATTATGCGCCGTCAGGTTATGTCTGGTGGCCGGATGCTCGTGGATGCTACGACCAAAGCCGATAAGACGGCGGTGGGCTGGCGCAGAGTGACCGATGGTGACCCGTGTACATTCTGCGCCATGCTGGCCACTCGTGGGCCGGTGTATGGCTGGCTCTGCTGATGTGGCCCGAACGGTTGGTAATTCTGGTCTGCGCTATCACGGCTATTGCGGATGCACTGCCGAGATCGTTTATGGCGAATGGAAGCCTACGGAACGCGAACAAGAGTACGTGAACAGCTACGAAAAAGCGGCCGCAGAAGCCACTGAGGTTGACGGTCGCCGTGTGGCACCGAAACCCGGACGCGAAGAAGACACGATCCTGTATCGCATGCGGCGCGACGGCATCTTCCGAGATTCCCCGCTGTCTCGCAATAAATAGATTTCCCGGCTCGGTTGGGCTGGGCTAAACGCTGCCCTGGTGGCAGCACGAACCGCCCCAGGAGGGCTAAATGACAATCGCAGCAACAGAGGAAGCATCCGACACCCCCGAGGTGGACGCGGAAGAGGTAGATGCCCCGGAGGCAGACACGGACACCACGGACGCCGACGACACGAAAGATGCTGACGAGCAGGGAGCGTTCGACGCCGATGTGGCACGGGAGAAGATCCGCAAGATCAATTCCGAGAACCGCAACCTGCGCAAACGTGCGACCGAGGCTGAGGCCAAGTCCACCACTGCTGCCGAAAGCGGAGAACGAGTAACGGCCCTGGAGGCTGAGAACTTGCGTCTGCGTATCGGCGTGAAGCATGGACTGCCTGAAACGTTGGTCAAACGGCTCTCCGGCACTTCGGAGGCGGAGATTCTGCAAGACGCGGAAGAACTCATGAAGCTGTTCGGGAGTCGCAAGCCCCCGACGCAACAGCCCAATGAGAAGCTTCGCGGCGGCGGCGACCCAACTCAGCAGCACAACGAAGATTTGGACGACCTCGACAAGTTCGCGGCTGACATCTTCAAAAACTAGAGCACTGCCGATCGGTGGCGCTTTTCGCATTTAACCAAGGAGGCCCATCGTGGCAAACACTCTCTACACCCCTGAGCAGGCAGCGACGGCGACTCTTGCGTCGCTGCGTTGGCTCTCGAACCTGCCGCGCACCGTGCGTCAGGACTTCTCAACCGNGTTCGTTGCTGGTGCAGGGCAGACCGTAAACGTTCGCAACCCGATCAGTGCTGGCACTGCCAAGGTTTACACTCCGGCTGACCGCGCCGCGCGGACTGCTATTGGGTTCAACGACCTGACGGAGACTTGGTTCCCCGTCACCCTCAACGACCAGATTTACAACGCTGTTCGTCTCCCCGACGACTTCGCAACCTTCACGCTGAAGNATNTGACTCGTCAGGTTCTTCGCCCGCAGGCTGAGTCTGTTGTTGATGGTCTTGCTGCTCCGCTGGTTGCGGAAATGTCAGCCATCGTAACGGATGCCTCGATTCCCGTGATGGCCTTGGATGGCTCGAACATCATTGATGTGCTCATCAAGACCCGCCAGGTGCTCAACGTGCGCAAGATTTCAACTGATGGTCGCACGTTCGCTGTCGGTTCCGACATCGAGGCTGCACTTCTGGCACTCCCGCAGCTCCAGAAGGTCAATGAGGCCGGTTCGTCTGAAGTTCTCCGCAATGCAACGATTGGTCGCCTGTTCGGGTTCAACATCATTGCTGCGCCGGAGCTCGCTGCCGATTTCGGTGTTGCGTATCACCGTGATGCGTTTGCTCACGTCACGCGACCGTCGCGCCAGCCTGAGGGTGCCGCCAAGTCGGCTACCGTCGCACAGGATGGTTTCTCGCTGCGTTGGATTCAGCACTACAACCCGTTGCAGCTCGAAGATCAGAGTGTTGTTGACACCTTCTTCGGTGCCGCAACGCTCGATGCCCTCCGCGCCGTTTCCGTCTCTGTCTCAGCGACATAACAATGGCAACCCTGGCAACACTGACCGGGGTGACCGAACTCGCTGACTGGATTGGTGAGCCCATCGATGGTGGGACTGCCGACGAGAAGCGTGCTGAATTGTGCCTCCGTCTTGCGTCTGCTCTGGTTCGTAAGGAATCAGGGCAGACGTGGGTGGACGCCGATGGCGTGCCGGTCGCCGTGGTGCCTGATGAGGCTGTCATGGTCACTCTTTACTGCGCATCTCGGGTGTATGACAACCGGAATGCGCAGACGCGCGGTGCTATCGATGATTCGTCGGAGTCGTCGTGGAAGGTTGACGAGTCGGGTGCATACCTGACCGTTTCTGAGAAGCGCATGCTGGCTTCTCTCAAGGTCAACACTTTCGGCGGGCTTAGCACTGTCGCGACAACGCGCGTGAGCAATCCTGCTCAGTTGGCGGGCTGGGTTCCCACTGGCCCAGATACATTTTTCCCCTGGTATTAGGAGGCGTAATGCGGCCCAAGCAGTTTATGAGCAGGGGCCGCATTAGCGCTGAGTCCCGGATGACCTCGAAGTGCACAATCTCCCGAACCTCCACCCCGATCTTCAACGAGGCTACCGGCGAGTACGACGAGACTTCCACCCTCATCTATTCGGGTATCTGCAAGATCAAGATTGGCGGCAATCAGGCATCCCAGATTGAGGCTGCCGGACAGATCCTCATTGCGCAGGATTCAACCCTGTCGCTTCCGGTGCTGCTCTCTGGCGCTGTCCGTGAGGATGACGTGGCGACGATCACGGAGAACGATTTGGACGCCGCTTTGGTCGGTCTGCTGTTCCGTGTGAAGGCTGGCCACTCGCAAACAAATGCGACGGCTCGACGGTTGCCGGTGGAGATGGTGAGCTGATGGCTGACTTTGAATTTGGCGAGCTTGACCGTTTGGCTGCTGACCTAGGCGAAGTCCCTAAGCACGTTGGCCCGCGGATCAACTCCGCGATTCAGCGTACGTCGATGCTGGTAAAAAAGGATGCGGCGAAGGGCCTAACGGGGCAGTGGAGCGGCGCACGATCCGCCATTGACTATGAGATTAAGACGTTTCAGGGGTTTGGCGCGTCGGTGATCCAAGCTGAGATTGGCTACAACAAGAGTCTCAGGGGTGGCCCTCTCGGAAATTTGAGGGAATTTGGCGCTCCGAAGAATAACCTCGCCCCGCACAACGACCTCAAAAATGCACTTGAAGCCAACCAGGGCGACTTCGAGAAGGGTCTAACCATCGCGCTCGACCAGGCGCACAAGAAGGCGGGCTTATGAGTCGTATCCACACCGCCGACGTGAAGGCGCGCATCGAGGCTGTCTCATTGCTGGCATCCAAAACGTTCGTGGTGCTGGTTAAGTATCCAGCGCCCAATGAGCAAACGATCGTGAAAGCGCCATATGCCGCGATCTACCCCGCAAACGGTACAAACACTCAGGCGCGTCTCACTGGCCCGAAGCTCACTCAGCATCCCAGTTGGACCGTGCACATTGTCGGCGCAACGGTCGATATGACTACCCGACTGATCGAGGATGTAGAGGCTCAGTTCATACTCGGCGGGTTCGGCATTCGGCCCGATATCGCCGGTGAGAATCCCGGCCGCTATGAGTGGTCGCAGCCAATCCCGATCCAGTACGAC